TTGGGTTATTGAGTCTATCCCGGCCCAGCGTATTGCATTTGTGGATGATTCTCTTAGCGCATCAATACAACGCTCAATATGGTTTTGATCTCTCACAGGACACCTATGGCCGACGACCATTCCTTCTGAAATAGCAACCATCCTGACCTCATTCTGATATTTGCGGCCACGCTGGAGGACGAGGCCCGCTTTGCTGAATATGGAACATAAATTCCGCCTTGGTCGGTTGTTAGTGTTCCGCTATGTGTATTTACCAAAACATTGTCTATATAAAATTTTGATGTCTTGGATGTGTCCGTGACAATTTTGAATGTGTGTGCGCTTGTGTCTGCCGTAATTCCAGAATCGTTGTCAGATTCAGTTGTGGAGGCATGGACACATCTCCAGTTGGAACTTGCGTTAGTTAGCTTAAAATACGCTCCATGCGTAGGTAGTGTTGCGCTGTTTGAGTTTTGAAATCCAACATATATTTTTACGTCATTATCTGCCGATGGAAGCGCATCAAGCTTTAGATACATGGCAAAGGTGTTGGTGCTTGGTCCAGCAACCCATATTCCATTTGAGGCATACCATTGAATTGAAATGTATCCACTTGCTCCAGTGCCACAGTCAAAAAATTGATGACTTTGAAGAATGGAGCTTAAAGATGTGGATAAGGATGTACCCGATTGCGCTCCAGTTCCAGATGCTAGGTTGGCAAAATCAAATGCAGTGTTTTGATCGCCTCCAATCCTATGATGATGAAAATAGATCATCCTGCCCCATCGCTTGATGGATGGATTGAAGTTAAAATCAAACGTCGCGTCTCCTCTTAAGACTTTATCCTGATCCCCAGCCGCCGGAGCGGGAACCAAGCCCGCCGTGCCTGCGGCTGAACTAGTCGCCCCGCCCATGTTTGCGGGAGCCGCCCCGCCGCCGCCGAAGAAGCCCATGGCCTACCCTTCTAGGATCGAGAAATTCGATCCCGTGGTGGACGACAGCCACCACACCCCGCCGGTAGGGCAAAACGCATCGAAGGTCAGCCCGGCCCCGGCCGTCAGCTGGATGCCTTGGGTGGTAGTGGGGGCAAAGCCGATCCCGATCGTCACGGTGCTGGTGGCGATGTTTTGGACGAGGAGATATTTTCTGGAAGTGTTAGTAACCGCACTGGTCAGCTGGGCGGTGTTGGCCGTGGTGACGGAACCGAAGCGGGTGATTAGTGCGCCGGAGGGGTTATTCGCCGTGACCGTGCCGGAGATGGGGACGGCTGGAAGCCCATTTACAATTACAGCGCCATCGATACTTGGTCCAACAACCTCTGAGGCCGCTCCAAGTGCGCCAATGCTATATCCCCTTGCCTGATAAGAATCTCCTGCGTTATCAATAAGCGTATTATTCGCCGTGACCGTGCCGGAGATGGCTGGGACTGTGCCTTTGATATTTACATTAAGAGATGTGTTTGAACCATCGTAAGACATCAGACTACCGCCAATATTCCCATTGCTTGAAAGAATTACTGGTACGGCGGTAACGACTGATCCCGCCAAGCCTCCACCTTGACCAAATTGTGAGCCAACCCCAGTTATTGTGGTTGTGTATGGCAGGGCTCCGATAGTTATAGAGTTTCCAACATTCGCCGTCACCGTCCCCGCAATCGTCTGGGTGGAGGGGAAGTTGGAGACAGAAACAACGCTTCCACTAATCGCGCTTGTAATATTGGAGATTGCGGTTGAGCCAAGGGAGACAACCGTATGAGCAACAATATGCTCCCCTCCTGTTACTACCGAGGAAAGGGTTGTTGCTGACTGGTTGCCGTCTAAAATTGGAAGAGCCATTTTCTAGGTTCCTTTGTTAAATTGTGGCAATGTAGAAACTATTAAGCTGGTCGCTAAAGTCATAGTTTCTCAGGCCATCTTCGTCCTCTTGTGGGGTTGCAAAGATATTGAGAGTCAATCCTCTTTGCCAAGCCCTCTTGTCTGTTCTTATGGTTGGGGCTTGGCTCACAATCCTAGCCATATACATCTTTGTATTGATGATTCTGTTTTGAATCTTTGCGACTAGGGTTGGTGTTTCCTCGTATAAAGATTCAAAGATTTGGCAATATTCAGAATCAAAATCCTCTTGGGTAATCTTGGCCGAGGTATCGCTATAATTGACTGTCACATTCAAGTCATATACCCCTGTATAGTTGCCTAGAAGCTGGGTATTGATGGATGCAGATATGGTGGCATAGGGGAAAAGCCTCTTGCCTGTCCTATTTGTGGTATAGACATTAAGGCCGGAATAATCCTCGATAAGCCTTGCCAAGGCATCCTCAACTTCAAATGGGGTGGATTGGTTCATTTCTTGGGCGTGGCGTTTATGTCTAGGGTTATTGTTTTAGCCCAAGTCCGATTCCTTGCTATAACTTGCGGACTTTCGCTTGTGACTTTTGCGACATAGATAGTGCAACTGGTCACATTGGTCATGTATGAGGCTAGGTCTGGGTCTCTGTAAAGCTCGGCAACTATGCTCTGAAATTTTTGATCAAATAGTTGCTTCGTGTTGCCATCTGCCCTTGCCGTGTAGGTAAGCGTTGCCGGAACGCTAAAAACGCCTGTAAATGGCCCTAGAAGCTCCGAACTTATCTGGGCTTGGGCAACTAGGCTTGGAAGCGTCCTTGGCGATCCTCGCTCACTTGTGTAGGCATTAACGCCAGTTATGCCGGACACGGCATTCAAAAGCCCCCTTTCCACCTCCCTTTCTATTGAGGCCATAGAATTAGGTGGTTATATCGGCAAGTTCAATTGTGTAGGAGATGCCATCTGGGGACAGGCTAAAGCCCGCAATCATTCTTTCATTACCAGCCAAAGTGACCAAGCCCCCGATTGATGGGGCTGAAATTACCCCGGCGCAAACCACTAGGCTTTGGGTGATCCTAAAAACCTCCCCGCCCACATCCAGTTCAGAGGAAGTCGCCAAGTCTGTGACAGAGGCGGATATGGCGTTTGTGGCAAGCCCTGTTACGCTTGTCCAAAGATCGTTTATGACATAGGACAAGTCGTTGCCGAAATAAGAAGTGGAAATAGCCCCGCCCACAAAACCACCCCTTATGTCAATCCACTCTTACAAGCCCCTCAAATTCAAATATGTTGTCAGTCTCCCATTCGTTTTTGACCCCCCAAAATCTTGTTTGCTTGCCCCTTCTGACCGCCGAAGCAAGACAAACAGGGGCGGAGTTGATCGCCCAAAATTCCTCTGCATCCCTAATCGCCTTTGCCATCTGCTCAACGCTAGGCGCGGTATATGTCCTTAAGCCTTGGATTTGAAATTCCGGGGGGCATAGAACAATAATTTTCTCCTTCCCAAGCTCCTTGGCCGCCTCTTGGATTATTTGAATGGGGCTTCTTGGATAGCCTTGGGAGATTCCAAATGGGGCTATAAGGTGATATTGCTCCGGCAATACATCCGCTCTTTCTTGCCCAAGCCTGTCCAGAATAATGTTTGTTTTGTCTGCGTCTTTGATCCTTGGGTCTGAATAAACAAAATCAGTCCAAGTCTTTCTGCTCTTTCTGTAATCAATATATTTATTAGGCCATACCTCAAGATCAATAATATCTGCATTGAATGGGATTGCGCCCATTGGCTTCGCATAGGACACCAAATCAAACACGCCATAATATTGTTCGAAGCAATCGAATAAAACCTCATGCCCTTGGTCGGCTAGATATTTACAGGCGGGGAGGCATCGGAGAACATCCCCCAGCCTTTGTTGATACTTGATGACTTTAAGTTGCATCGTCCACCACACTTCGGTCTTGAACATGGGCAAAATATCTATTGAGCCGAACAGGGCCGTGGGTTTGTTGTAGCTCCTCCCAAGATTTCAAAAGGCCAGTATATCCATAGAAATCCTGCTTGAAGGCCACGGTTTGTTGCGTGCAGTAGGCGTAATGCTCAAATATAAGCCCCATCTCCTCTGTAATTCCTCTTGGGATTCTAATGGGCTGATGATTCAAGATGGGCGGTTCGTGGCTGGTAAAGTGAATCCCCTCGCCCCACTTCCATGCCCTATACCACTCATAAGGATAAGAGCCTAGCCCGCTTCGGCTAACCACAACCTTTTTCCCAATATGGTAGTTGCAATGAAATTGTGCAGTCACTCCGGGGGTGCGATCTTTTAGCAAATCATAAACTGCGGTCATCTGCTCTGGAGTCCAAAATTCATCGGCATCCTGTTCCATCACAACCCCGCAATCCACTCCCTCAAGAGCTTTGTTCACCATTTCAATCTTTCCGTTAAAGGGCTTATTCTGGGAATAGATTTTTACCTTATCGTGTTTTAGATTTTTTAGATATTCATGCGTTCCGTCTATGGATCGAAATTCCTTGTGCCATTTGTCTGGGACTTGCTTACACCATCTTGTGCAGTTGGTCGGCTGGCTTACCCCCTCGACAATTCGCCACTGCCAAGGGATTGCGAGCTTTTGGTATGCCTCTAGCTTTTTAGAAATATAAGGCTCGCCATTAAGAACGATTGTAAAAATGGTTAGCATTGTTTGAACCAGCATTGTTCCATCGTTGAAAAGCCGGAGATAGATTCATTAACCGCTTGGATGACCCCCGGCCAAGTATGGATATAATCATGGCCAGCCAAGATTCCGCCTTTGCGAACTTTTGGCATCCAATTTGCAATATCTTTTTTTACGGCATCATAAGTATGGTCTGCATCTATGAAAACCGCATCTAGCGAACCGTCCCCAAAAAGCGGAGCCGCCTCATCGGTTGTCATTCTGTGGGATTGGTAGTGCCCATTTAGCGGAGCCATATTTGAAATGAATTTCTCATAAAGCCCATCAGTCATTCCGGCGGTATGCTCGCCCGACCCAAGCCAAGTATCGACAATGTGAATCTTGATATTGTGGCTTTTGTTTTTAGCCTCAACCACAAGGAACGCCGAACTCCTTCCCTTCCAAGCCCCAAGCTCAACGATAGTCCCATCAGGTCGGCAATTCTCAACAAGCATCCGATAAAGCCTCGGATATGTGAACCATTGTTCTTCAAAGTCTGAATTTATGTGTTCCATATTTTCTCCGCTATTTCGTTCCATTCTCCGCTCTTTCTAATCGAATATCCAAGGCCAAGAAGCCTTTTGGTAATCATGGCGTAATTCTGCCCCTTGGTTTGAAGCCCGTCCGAGTGCAACACCTCAAATTGAATAAAGTCGATTTTATATTTAGCCAAATCCAAGGCGAGGAGGATATGGCAATCCATCCCTTCTGTGTCGATATAAAGCCTGTCGCATTTCGTGATTTTATTTTGCTCAAAGAATCTTGGAAGGCTGATGGCCTTTACCGCTACGCCTTCAATGGTTTTGTGGCCGTGGTAAAGGGTATGGTTCGGGATGAGCGAGGAATGATGGCTGTCTGGCTGGTTCTTGGGGCTATAAAGAATTGCGGCGTTTGAGTCGTCTGGAATGATGGCGGACTCGTGAAATTTTGCTTGCTGAATATCCCTATATGTTTCCTTGCATTTTTCGATTGCCTCATGGCTTGGGTCTATTAAGTGAACTTCCGATATTGATTGCCTATTTGCCATCACAAAATCGTGGCAATCGTCCGCCCCGTCATTTGCCCCGACATTTAAGACAATCATTTTCTAAAGATGGCTGACCCATTCCGCCATTCCATATTTTGATATAGGCAAGAATACCCGCAAGAATTCAGCCAATTATAGTTTGCCAGATTCTTAATATCGTTCACATCGTCTAGGGCAATAATTCCTCCATCCTTAAGCCTTGGAAACCACTCGGCCATGTCTGCCTCTCCAGAAAAAGCTCCGCCATCTAAAAGAATAAAATCGGGATTGTATGCCAAGTGGGTCGTTCCCCATTTATATTTTGAGGCACTTAGCAAGTCATCTTTTAGCCATCCTAAAATTTGCTCAATAGGATAGGCGTTGAGGTTGGTTTTTGTGGATTGGTAAAATTCCTTAATCTGTTCCTCTCGCATCCATTTGTCCGGATTGCTTGAAAGATGATGAAACGCGGTTCCTCCTTGCCTCATGGAAACATTCATCCCATGTCGGCCTATGCGGTCTGGGTGAATCTCGAAACTAAATAGCTCCTTGGTTTTGATACATTGGGTTGAGCCATCCCCTGTTCCTCCCCCAATCTCAATCCCGCACTCAAGCCCGGTGCTATATTTGGCAAGGGCTGAGCCAAATGGATCATCAATCCTTATTTCTTGCATTTTGCTTTACCAAGTTCTGCTGTGTATTTCACGGCCTTCACAATCACATAGTTGATGACGGCTTCCTTATCCTTGGCAAGCAATTCCATCCCAATCCTGTAAAGCTCTTTCCCCGCTTTTTCGTCATACTCGAAATCTAAAAGAATATATTTTGTTTTGTCTGGGCGCGATTTGCCAAATTTAATCATACCAAGCCCCTTGGTATCCTCGCCTTTTTTGGCTGGCCTAATTCCAATTTGCGGCTTTTCTTTTCTCATAAATAACTTTGCCCTTCTCGTAAAATTCTGGCTTGTTGTGATGTTTGATTAGATCATCCGGCTTCCCGCCTGTAAATAAAGGATTTTCATGTTTGAATTGAATATGTTTGGCCTCAACTACAACTCCATCACCATAAGCTCTTTCTGTAAATTCATTGTCTGAATAGATGCCATCGCTCTCTTGGTATTCGGGGTGGAACATATAACCCCCTTGTTTTTCTAGCCTCTTTTGCGTCATAATCGCCATACAAAGGAGTTTGTCGGTTCGTAGGCCATCAGATATTGCCAAGACCTTCTCCTCATTTGTAGCCCCAATAGCGGTCGA